GTCAAGGCCGAGGAAGACAAGGCCGAAGGCATGGACTACGAGGCCAAGCAGGTAGAAGAGGAACTCGCGATGGCGCAAGCCCGTATCGCCGAGTTGGAGTCCCGTATCGCTGAGTTGGAAGGCGAGATGGAGACGGAGATGCCCGAGGACATGATGGAAGGCGCCGAGTTGATGGAAGAGTCCGTCGTCGAACTCGCGAAGTCCGCCTCCCCCGATGTCCGTAAGGCGCTCGCAGATATGGCGAAGGCTAAGGCCGAAGCCGATGCCGCTCTCGCTAAGGAGCGCGAAGATCGCGCCGACGAGGCAGCAACCATCAAGGCACGCGAGCAGTTCTCGCACCTGAACATCGAAGCCGACAAGATCGGGCCGGCCCTCCGCCGCCTCGCTCTGACCGACTCTGATCTCGCGAAGTCCGTCGAAGATGCCCTCCTGGCCGCAGACGCGCAGAACGAATCCGCCGACATCTTCACCGAGGTCGGTAAGGGCGTGACCCCGAAGGGTGACGCTATCGAGAAGATGACTTCCCTCGCCAAGGCAGCGGTGGCAGAGGGCAAGGCAGGCACCATGGAGCAGGCGCTCGCACAGGTGGCCGTTGATAACCCCTCGCTGTACAACGACTACCTGATTGAGAAGGGAGCCTGAGAATGGCTTACGAGTTCTCTAATGCGGCAGTCAAGGTCACCCGCACCGCCGGCGCTGACCTTTCCACGTCGCAATACAAGTTCGTGAAGTTGGACAACGGAACCGGGAACGTCGTGGCCGTCAATGGCGCGACCGACCGTCCCTTCGGAGTCCTGCAGAACAACCCGACCTCCGGCCAAGCCGCTGAGGTCACCATCGTCGGTGGCACCAAGGTCAGCGCGGGCGGCTCCGCATCTGTTGGCCAGCCGCTCTTCGCCAACGCCTCCGCGAACGCCGTAACGCTCGGCGTCGGCACCACCGGCTCCGCCGCTTACCTCGTCGGAACCTTCGTCGAGGACGCCGCGTCGGGTGCTATCACTTCCGCCGTAATCGACTGCGCCAACGCTGGCCGCGGACTGTAAAGGAGTAAGCAGAAATGCCACAGCCCACCCAGAGCCAGGTGCATGTTGACGCAATCCTGACGAACATCTCCGTTGCGTACATGCAGCGTGCGGAGAACTTCATCGCCGACAAGGTCTTCCCTGTCGTCCCGGTGGATAAGCAGAGCGACAAGTACTTCACGTACGACAAGAACGATTGGCTGCGCGACGAAGCGCAGGTTCGCACCGATGGAACCGAGTCGGTTGGCTCCGGTTACAACATCTCGACCGCGACCTACTACGCCGATGTGTTCGCGATCCACAAGGACGTCGGCGATCAGACCCGCGCTAACGCGGACGCCCCGATCAACGTGGACCGTGAAGCAGCGGAGTTCGTGACCCATCGTCTCCTGACCCGTCGTGAGATCCAGTTCAACAACGACTTCATGAGCGATGGAGTCTGGGGAACCTCCGCGACCGGTGTCGCCTCCGGCGCTTCGACCGATGAGTTCGTGCAGTGGAGCAACTACACCACTTCCGATCCGATCGAAGACATCGAGGCTGGCAAGGCTGACATTCTGTCGGTCACCGGACTCGAGGCCAACACCCTCGTCCTCGGCTACGACGTCTTCCGTCAGTTGAAGAACCACCCGGATCTCGTCGATCGGATCAAGTACACCAGCAGCCAGACCATCACGGAGGACATGCTCGCCCGCATGTTCGACATCGACCGCGTCCTGGTGAGCAAGAGCATCAAGGCCACGAACGCGGAAGGCGCAACCGCCGCTTACGCGTTCACGACCGGCAAGAACGCTCTCCTCTGCCACGTCGCGGATGCTCCTGGCCTGCTGACCCCGTCGGCCGGCTACACCTTCCAGTGGACCGGTGTGAGCCAGGGCCTCGGCACCACCATCGGAACGTCTTCGTTCCGCTTGGAGTCGCTGAAGGCGACCCGTATCGAAGCCGAGTTGGCTTTCGATAACAAGGTCGTCGGCGCTGACCTCGGTTACTTCTTCGGTTCCGCTGTCGCCTAGGAGGAAGCATGAGCAACCGACTGACACGTGGCGAAGCCCTCGTAGGTGCGGTAACCGCTGACGATGACGTCACTACTGGCGATGATCTCATCGTTGGTGATGACGCGAGCGTCGCGGGTAACCTGTCTGTGACGGGTAACTTGACCGCTGGTGGCACCATTGACCTCGGCGATCCTGTCTCTAACATCGCTGATCCGACCGGTGGCGCTACACAGGACGCTGAGGCGCGAACCGCCATTGAAGCGATCTTGGACGCGCTTGACGCGGTTGGGATCATGGCAGCGTCGTAGTCATCTCAAATGAATACCCGCTCGCGGGGGTCGCTCACTCGAAATGGGCGGCCCCCGCTGGCACATCTAATACACTTAGAGCCGGGAGGTCTACATGACTTGGACATATTCGGGGAATCCCGGTGACTCCGCCCTCGACGAGATTCGGTTCCTAATCCAAGACACCGACACGACGGATCAACTTCTCTCCGACGAGGAACTCACGTATCTGTATGACGCTTACGGTGATGCGTATTCCGCTGCCGTGGCGGCCGTCGGTGTCCTGATCGCGACCGCGAGTCGCGTGCAAGAAGAGTCCAAGACCGTCGGTGATCTATCCCTGTCGGTGAAGTCCGGCGCCCGCCTCGCCCAATGGCAGGCCCTCATGGCCTCTCTCAAGGCCGAACGTTTCCGCCGCTACCCTGCCGCCCCCGTCGCTAACGAAAACATGCTCCTGCCAACGGATAGACGCGATACGGAGGATGAAGGCAGCGACTTCGTAGTCGGCCAGATGGATAACAAGACCTGATGGCTATCGAATCGAACTTCCGGGAACTCTTCTCCGAGTCCGTCACCTTGTATGCCCCGTCGTCGCGTGATATGTACGGGAAGCGTTCATATGCTTCCGCGTCCGTGTCGGCGCCGGCGCATCTCGTCGCGGAGGTCGAGTTGATTCGTACCCCTGATGGGCGGGAAGTGGTGCAGACCGGGAAGGTGTATCTGTACGGGAACTACACCGTGGATACGTCGTATCGGATCGTCCTCCAAGACGGATCGGAGCCGAGCATTATTGCCGTGGATACGCCCTACGATCAGAACGGCGCACACCATACCGTCGTCCGTATCGGAGAGATGGGCTCCTGATGAAGTTCTCAATCTCCCTCGAAGGGCTCGATGCACTGGAAGCCCTGCCCGGTAAGTCGAACCAAGCCCGGCAGGCGATCGCTCGCGCCATGCACGATGACGCCTCGACCGTACTCAACGAGTCGAAGAGGATCGTCCCTGTCGATCTCGGCACCCTGAAGAACTCCGGCAAGGTGTCCCGCCCCAAGGTCACCGCGAACGAGATAGAAGTTGATATTACTTACGGTGGCGCTGCCGCCCCGTACGCGATCTATGTCCATGAGAACCCCGAAGCCCGCCACGCTCCCGGTAAGACGTACAAGTATCTTGAACGCCCGATGATGGCGCACGCGGATAAGTTCGCCCGCAACGTCAAGATCGCTTTCCTGGCCTGGCTGAAAGGCGGTATCTGATGCTGGAAGCCCTCGCCGCCCGGCTGCAATCGGCGTCCGTCGCCGTGCCCGGTACTGATCTATTCCTCGGCATGATGCCGAACTCCCCTGATGAGTGCGTCGCCCTGTATGAATACTCCGGCGCCGCTCCGCTCGAAGTTCTCGTCTCCGATGACGCGACCCTCGAGCGCCCCTCGATCCAAGTCATGACCCGCGCCAGCCGGAACGATTACCCGACCGCCCGTACTCTCATGGCGAACGTCCGTGATGCTCTCACTGCTATCACCGATGACACCATTAGCGGCGTCAGGTTCCTTCGCGTCCATTCTCTGTCCAGCATCAACGCGCTCGGAGTCGATGAGAACGAGCGCCCCCGTTTCACGCTATCGCTTCAGGCGGTAGTGGAGCGGTAATGGATGCCTACGGGAAGGGCAGCCTCACGGTCGAGCGACCTCGGTGCTGGCGATGTAACAAGTTGCTTGCCGAAGTCATTACCGCCCCGTGGAAGATAACCTGCCCCCGCTGTAAGGCTGCTAACCAGCAGGAGTGATATGAGTCTGCGAGACGAGTTCACAAAAGCCGTCGGCCAGCCAGAAGAACTTACGGCCCGGAAGCGCCAATGGACGCCCGGTGTCGAATGGCTCGGCGAGGAAGGCACCGTCACTACCGACGCGATGACCGGGGAGCCGGCGTGGCGCGATGTCCTCGTTAAGTGGGAACTTGATCCCGATGAGTATGAGATCGTCGAGCCTGTCCTCTTCAACTCTTGGGGCGGTGAAGACGGCGTACTGAACAGGCAGTTTAAGGCGAAGGTTATTCGCCGGACTCATGCCCGACCCGATCTCGAACCTCTGATCGCTGCCGCCCTGAAGCATAAGCCGCCGAAGCGGAAGCCCGAAGGTGATGATGTGCTGAATGTCGTCCTCGCTGATTGGCAGATGGGGAAGGCCGATCATGGCGGCGTCGAAGATACGATCCGCCGCGTCATTGAAGCCCGAGACTCCGTGATCGAACGCGCTAAGGCGCTCCGTAAGATCGGCCGGAAGGTCGGGAAACTGAACGTCCTCTGGACCGGCGACAGTATTGAAGGCTGCCTCGGCCATTACCCCTCGCAGCAGTTCGCCGTCGAGTTAGATCGCCGCGACCAAGTGAAGGTAACCCGCCGGCTCCTGACCGATTCGCTGCAAGCGTGGAGTAAGCACTTCGATGAGATAACCGTCGCCGCCGTCGCCGGCAACCACGGCGAGAATCGG